AGTTTGACGAGAACGGTAAGGTAAAGAAGGGTGCAAACTATCGCCAACCTAACCTAGAGGGGATGTACTGATGAAAGATGTAACAGAAACACTGGCAGCACGAGGCAGCCGCTACGGTGAATACAAGGATGTGGCTGAGACAGCGCAGCTACTTAAAAACATTGTACGTACAGCACCTAGTTGGGTTATAATGGAGTCGTACATGCAGGAAAGTTTGGATTTAATCTGTAACAAGATGGCACGTATTGCCTGCGGTGACCCATTCTATGATGACAATTGGCATGATGTAGGTGGGTATGCTAAACTAGTGGAGATTGAACTTGCTAAGGGGAAGTAAGATGAACGGAAAATGGTCTAAACAAAATTTTGAAGAGTTTCATGATAACCACCCTGAAATCTATCAAATGTTTGAATTATTTGCACTACAAGCTGCGCGGTATCGTGATAAGTATTCTGCTAAAAGTATTTTCCATAGAATAAGATGGGAAACAATGGTTGGAGGTAAAGATGACTATAAAATTGACGATGGTTGGATTTCACACTATGCCCGCTTATTTTTAGAAAAACATCCTGAACATTCCATGTTTTTTGAGACAAGAGTACGAAAGAAGTCATATCACAATGAACCTAGTATTGGATATTGAGACAGACAGCAAGAAGACCAAGATATGGATGTGCTATACCCATAACTCAGACACAAACGAATACGTATGCCACACAAAACCGGATACTCTTATACCCTTAATAAACAAAGCAGACAGGCTGATAGGACACAACTTAATCGGCTTCGATGCGCCCGTGTTGAACAAACTCTGGGGAACGAAGATTGGATTGAAGAAAGTGAGAGATACCTTGATAATGTCAAGGTTATTGAATCCCTCCATAGAAAACGGTCACAGTTTGGGGGCATGGGGCAAGAGGCTGGGGAATAACAAGGTTGAGTACACACGTATTTGGCACTGGTGGGCTGGTCAACAGTTTGACAAGAGTAGTGTTGAGCCATATGACAACCCTTGGGAGCCATTGAACGACTTCTACTGCAAACAAGACGTAGCGGTGACAGTCGAGCTTTACAAGTATTTGACTGAACAGCTAGAGGATTGGGGCGAGAGTGTTCAACTTGAGCATGACGTAGCTGCTATTTTAAAGAGGCAAGAGGAACATGGGTTTAAATTCGATGAGCAGAAGGGTCAGAGCCTGTTGGCTATCTTGTCAGGTGAGGTTGCTGATATTGAAAACGAATTGCAAGCTACGTTTCCACCAATTATTGAGGAACGAGTTAGTGAGAAAACTGGCAAACCTCTTAAGACAAAGGTAACGCCATTCAATCCGGGCAGTAGACAACAAATTGCAGAAAGGCTTGTTGGCCTAGGCGCTAAGTTGTCCGAGGTTACAGAGAAGGGTTCTGTTGTCGTTAACGAGAAGGTGTTAGCAGCTATTGATTTACCAGAGGCCAAGCTAATCAACCGCTACCTGCTGCTGCAAAAGCGTATCTCGCAGGTTAGTAGCTGGTTTGACGTTGTTCAGGATGATGGTAGGGTACACGGTAGGGTGATAACAAACGGTGCGGTGACAGGGCGTATGACGCATATGTCGCCTAACATGGCTCAGGTTCCTAGTTCTGGCTCAGAGTATGGAAAAGAGTGTCGTGAGTTGTGGACAGTGGAGGTTGGTAATAAGCTAGTCGGTGCAGATGCTAGCGGGCTTGAGCTACGAATGCTAGCCCACTACATGCAGGATAAGGCGTACATCAACACTGTTGTTAACGGGAATAAGGATGAGGGGACGGACATACACACGGTTAACATGAAAGCTGCTGGCTTGCAAACTAGAGACCAGGCCAAGACTTTCATTTATGCGTTGTTGTATGGGGCTGGGCCGGGCAAGATTGGTTCTATCATTGGTGGTTCGTCTAAGGAGGGACACCGAATCATGGAAACATTCTTTAGGAAAACACCAGCTTTGGAGATGTTGAAAGATAAGGTGTCAATTGCAGCAGAGAAGGGTTGGATTCGTGGGTTAGACGGTCGACATATTACGGTACGGTCTGAACACGCCGCCTTAAACACTTTGTTGCAAGGTGCAGGTGCAATTGTTATGAAAAAAGCGTTGGTTATATTGCATGAGAGGTTAAAGTGTGGTATAATAAGCGCTAAGTTCTGTGCAAATGTACATGACGAGTGGCAGATTGAAGTCCCAGAAGAGGATGCAGATAGGGTAGGGGAAATGGCAGTGAAAGCAATTGAAGAAGCTGGGAAGCACTTCAACATGCGCTGTCCGTTAACAGGAGAATACAATGTAGGAAATACATGGAAAGACACGCATTGATTGATATGGCAGATATGGCAGCTGTTTTAGATGGTGCTGAAAGCGTCATCGTTATCACAGAAAAAGAAGGCGAGGTCATCCTCAACTATAGCCATGAAATGGACCAGATGGACGTGCTAGATTTGCTGGCACTAGTTACATCACAGTTTTACGAGATTGCCGATGAAGGCGATTCAACACTACACTAAAGGAATTATTATGAACGACGCAGTAAAAATCAAAGCAGACGTAATGTGGGCTTTCTTGAACAAACCTAACGAAATGAGTGGTAAGTACCAAGTTGACCTGTGCAACCTATCAGACAAAGCAGTAACTGCGTTGGAAGAGATGGGCATTGAGGTTAAGACTAAAGAGGACAAAGGCGCTTACATCACCTGCAAGTCTACACGACCTATTGCTGCTTACGACGAAGGCGGTACATTGCTTGAGGGTGACATCTTGGGTAACGGCTCAAAGGCAGTTGCAGCCGTTAGTACTTACGAGTGGGCGTTCAAAGGCAAGAAGGGTGTTAGCCCCTCATTGAAGCGAATTGTTATCACTGACCTAGTGCCCTACACTGGCGGCGGTGCAGTTTCAGCATTTGCAGAAGACGACCTGCTGTAATGATAGCCCTACTTGATGCAGATATTCTTTGTTATCGGGTAGGGTTTGCTACTGAAGATGAGCATGAGAACACCGCTATAGAGACAATGGCGGTGTTTCTGGAAGATTTGTTAATGTTTGACTTAGTGGACACCGATGACCATGAGTTGTTCCTAACAGGCAAAACAAACTTCCGTAATGACATTGCAGTGACAGCACCTTACAAGGGTAACAGAAAGAATGTCAAGAAACCTAAGCACCTTCCACTCCTACGGGAATATTTACAGACAGCATGGAAAGCTAGTGTCAGTGAAGGTCAGGAAGCCGATGACGACATTGCAATACGAGCTACAAAGCTGGGTGAAGAAGGCATCATTGTTTCATTGGATAAAGACTTTTTACAGGTTCCGGGATGGCATTACAACTTTGTGAAGAAGACGAAGACACACGTCACCCCAGAAGCAGGCTTGCGCTTCTTCTACAAGCAAATTCTTATGGGAGACGCAGCGGACAACATAAAGGGAATGACCCGTGTTGGTGCAGTGCGCTCGGAGAAGATGCTTGCGCCTTTCCATACGGAGAAAGAGTTTTACCAGTGTTGTGTGGAGGGACTGGGCGAAGAACGTGTCTTAGAGAACGCTAGGCTGTTATGGCTACGCAGAGAACCTAATCAAATGTGGGAGCCACCAAATGAAGAAGTTTAAGTTAGCAGGCTGTACGTGGGAAGTTATTGACACCGACATGCCTGACTTAGGTTGTACCATGCCGGACGAGTTCAAGATTCTGTTACGTAGTAATATGAGCAAACAAAATCGTGCTTTAACCCTATGGCATGAGGTTGTCCACGCTATCTTGTTTACAATGGGAGAACGAGACCATGATGAGCGATTTGTAGAGGGCATGGCCCAGTTGTTATACCAGTATGAGCAACAGAAAGTATAATGACGGGGAGTGGACAGAGGCTAGGTTTAGGGCATTTATAATATCAGCGTTGCGTGCTTATATGAAGCGTTACCCTCCTAAGTGGAAGGCGCTCAAGGCAGCAGCAGTTGGTAGGTTAACAAACAAACGCTCAGGTAGGTTAGCAGAGCATTATCAGTGTGCTAGCTGTCAGGATTTCTTTGTGGCTAGGGATGTACAAGTAGACCACATTGAGCCTGTTGTTAACCCAGCCAAGGGCTTTGAGGACTGGTGGACATACATGAATAGGCTCTACTGTGAGGCAGAGAATCTACAAGTGTTATGCAAGCCATGCCACAAGGACAAAACAAACGAAGAGCGCAAAGAGAGGAAGAAGAAATGAAAGTATCGTTAGTGTGGGTTACCCCCGATGCAGAGGAAAAGGTAGCGTACATGGCTCGTGTTAGCAACCCAGGTAATCAGGATAACAAAGAGACAGCCCCTAAGCTGCTACGTTACCTGATGAATAACAAACATTGGTCACCCTTTGAGATGGTTAATGTCTGTATGGAGATTGAGTGCACACGAGACATTGCCCGACAGATTATCCGACACCGTTCCTTCAGTTTCCAAGAGTTCAGCCAGCGTTATGCAGAGGCGTTCAACATGGAGTATGGCGAGGTTCGGTTACAGGATGAGAAGAACAGGCAAAACAGTTTACCTACCCAAGACCGAGAGCTACAGCGTTGGTGGGATGAGCAGCAGGCGTTAATAGTCGCTCAGGCTCGTCATTCATACGGTGCTGCTCTTGATAATGGAATAGCTAAAGAGGTTGCCCGCAAGTTGTTGCCTGAAGGGTTAACAATGAGTAGGATGTATATGAACGGTACGTTGCGCAGTTGGATGCACTACGTTGATATTCGATGTGATGCTGCTACCCAGAAAGAGCATCGTGAAGTAGCTGATAAGTGCAAGGCTATCTTGACTGAACAGTTCCCAAGTATTTATGGAGGTTAACATGGAAGATAAACACTTTTACCACTTTAAGCGTAGTTCAGCATCACCAACGGTGGCGACTAACTCAGAGGTTTTTTACGTATGTAGCGAAGATGCACGATGGGATGAGGTTATGCGCCAGTTTGCAACATTCCTAGACACCTGTGGTTATGTTGGCGTGTATGAGCGTATTGATATGATGTTAGATGAGCATTGGACCGACCCTTGCTTTGACTGAAGAGCAACAGAAGTATATTGACGACATAGTTGCTCAGGCGCGGGTTATACAAATGCAAGCTGGTAATGAATTTCATTATGGGCAATACATTGGTCTACTCCGCGCCGCTAACATAATTGAGAAAGGTTCTCATGAAGATTTTAGTAATCCCAGACTGTCAGGTGAAGCCCGGAGTGCCGACAGACCACCTAACGTGGGCGGGAAAAGCGATAGTTGACTACCGACCTGACGTTGTTGTTAACATAGGGGACTTTGCTGATATGCCCTCCCTATCAACACACGACAAGGCTGGTAGTAAATACTTTGAAGGTAAGCGTTACAAGGATGACGTAGCTGCTGTTCAGGTAGGAATGGCAAAACTACTTAAACCTCTACGCGATTTGCAAGCTACACAAAAGGTAACCAAGCACAAGGTTTTCAAACCACGCATGGTGTTAACAATGGGAAACCATGAGAACCGCATCAACCGAGCAGTGGCTAACACCCCTATGCTGGATGGAGTGATTTCGACTGATGACCTAAACTACAAAAAAGATTGGGAAGTATATGAGTTTCTTAAACCTGTTTTTATCAATGGTGTTGGTTTCAACCACTACTGGCCTGTTGGTGCTATGGGGAGACCAGCTAGCTCTGCTGCTGTTATCGTTAATAAGCTGCACATGTCTTGTGTTGCAGGGCATCAACAGGGTAAGCAAGTTGCTTATGGCAAAAGGGCAGACGGAACCGCCATCTGTGGTATAATAGCGGGAAGCTACTACCTACACGATGAGGATTACATGGACCAACTGAGTAATACACATTGGCGTGGGTTGGTAGTGTTAAACGAAGTGAAGGATGGGGCTTTTGATGAGATGTTTCTGTCTATGAACTACTTAGAAAAGAAATATGCTAACACTCCCTGACATTTGTGATAAACTAAAACGTCTGGACGAAGTGACAATATTGGAGCTGTTGGAGGTTAACAGTGAAGAGCTTGTCGCTAAGTTTCAGGATAAAATTGAAGACATGGCTGACTACTTAGAGGAATTACTAGATGACAATTAAAATAAACTTGGAGCGTGATAAGCTGTTTGATGCTCTTGGGCTACAGCGACTCCGAGAAAGTTACATGAAGGATGATGAGGTTAGCCCGCAGGAGAGGTTTGCGTATGTATCAGAAGCGTTCGGAAGTAATCCTGACCATGCTCAGCGACTTTACGAGTATAGTTCTAAGCATTGGCTCAGTTATAGCACTCCTATTCTTTCTTTTGGTCGTTCAAAGCGTGGGCTTCCTATTAGTTGTTTCCTCAACTATATGGAGGATAGTGCCGAAGGCTTGGTTGATAACCTGTCTGAAACTAACTGGCTTTCTATGCTTGGTGGTGGCGTTGGGATACACCTCGGGATTCGTAACAGCGATGATAAGTCTACTGGTGTAATGCCTCACCTGAAGATGTATGATGCATCTTCTTTGGCATACCGTCAGGGTCGTACTCGTCGTGGTTCTTACGCTGCCTTCTTGGATGTATCTCACCCTGACATTATTCAGTTCTTGGAGATGCGTAAGCCAACAGGTGACCAAAACCTACGAACACTCAACTTAAACCACGGTATTAATATCAGTGATAAGTTTATGGAGGTGATTGAGCGTTGCATGAAAGACCCTGAAGCTAACGACGACTGGGAGCTGATTAACCCAGCTAACAACGAAGTGATTGAAGTGGTTAGTGCTAAGGGGTTGTGGCAGAAGATGCTGGATTTACGGATGCAAACAGGTGAACCCTACTTTGTGTTTATTGATACAGCTAACCGTGCTATGCCTAGTTGGTTAAAGGATAAAGGGTTGCAGATTAACGGGTCTAACCTGTGCACTGAAATCTTCCTACCGACAAGCGCTGAACGTACTGCTGTCTGTTGTTTGTCCAGTTTGAACTTGGAGTATTATGATGATTGGAAAGATGATAAGCAGTTTATCCCTGACGTTATGGAGATGCTGGATAACGTCCTTGAGTACTTCCTCGCTAATGCTCCTGCTCATATTGTACGTGCTATCAGGTCTGCTGGCGCTGAGCGTTCTGTTGGGTTGGGTGCACTAGGTTTCCATGCCTACCTACAAAAGAGTAAGATGGCCATTGACGGTGTTATGGCTAAGTTGACCAACCGTGATATTTTCAAACACATTAACAAGGAGTGTTTACGTGCAGATGAAATTCTCGTTTCTGAAAGAGGCCCTTGCCCGGATGCAGGCTTGTCTGGCATCAATCGTCGTTTTAGTCATCATATGGCTGTTGCTCCCAATGCTTCTAGTAGCCTCATTATGGGTAACACTTCGCCATCCATCGAGCCGTATCGAGCAAATGTTTTTAGGCAGGATACTCTAAGTGGCGCATTTGTCTACAAAAATAGATTTCTTAAAGCGCATCTTAGTGAACTGGGTATGGATGACGATGACACTTGGGCTTCTATTATTTCCCACGATGGTAGCGTTCAGCATTTGGGGCTGCCAGAGGATGTAAAAGAAGTGTTTAAGACAGCAATGGAGATTGACCAGCGATGGTTGGTTGAGCTTGCTGCTGACCGCCAACAGTATATTGACCAAGGACAGA